AAATTTCCTCTCTCTCTTAACGGTTTTTAGGGAAAATATTCCCATAGAGGTGATGGTGATGACATATGACGAAGGAACAGTGGGGAAAGATCATTGTAAAACAAATGAAAGCGGTCGGGACTTACGCGCCGGCTTACAAGCAAGTCGTAGAGACGCTGGCAGGGATCCTTGAAAAGAGGGATGCGGCAAAAGAAGACTGGGAAGCGAGTGGCGGTGAATTTGTGACCGAACATATCAGTGACCGTGGAGCTTGCAATACTCGGAAGAATCCGAGCTTGCAAGTATGGCAAGACTTAAACACACAGGCGCTTGCTTACTGGAAAGAACTTGGTTTGACCCCGGCAGGACTGAAGAAAATAAAGGACATGGTGGCAACTTCAAAAACGGAAGTGTCCGGACTGGAAAAAGCCTTAAGTGGACTTGCGGGAGAATTGGGCAAAAGCTCTTAGATATGCCGAGAGCATCCGGAACGGGTCAAAGATAGCTTGTAAAGAGCAAAAGCAGATGGTTGAGAGGTTTTTCAAAGACCTCGAAAACCCAGCATATGAAATTGACCACACCGGACCCGAGTTCTGCATCAAAATCATTGAGCGCACCCTATGCCACCAACAGGGTGAAGCAATAGATGGAACGCCCATGAGAGGCAAACCCTTCCTTCTCATGGATTTCCAGATATTCATAGTGTATAACCTGATCGGCTTTAAGCTGAAAGGAACCAACATAGTGCGCTTTCATGAGGCGCTTATTTTTATTCCCAGGAAGAATAGTAAAGCTCTGGCACTTGATACAGATATACCCACAACAGAGGGGTGGAAAAAGATGGCAGACGTACACGTCGGCGATCAGGTTTACGGTCGGGACGGTTTGCCTCATAATGTGGTCGCCGAGTCTGAGATCTTTAACAAAGATATGTTTTTTGTGGAGTTTGACGACGGCGAGAAGATAAAGGCCAGCGCTGATCACATTTGGACTGTGCAGACCAAGGACAGCCGGAGAGGATCCAGGCCGACGCTATCTTCCGGCGTCAATAACAGGCACTTCTGCCGGAAGCATAAAGAGCGGAATGGCTGGCATGAAAAAACAACCCTTGAGATGCTCGGCGACTATGCCAAGGAAAGGCACGACGGTAAAGGTGTCGAGTATAAGTATAGGGTCCCTATCACGGAGCCTGTAGCTTATCCGTGGAGAGATCTCCCGGTCGATCCTTATACGCTTGGCGTATGGCTGGGTGACGGTACGAGTAGCGCTGCGGCGGTTACTTGTTCAGATCAGGATAAAGACGAGATGATGATGCTCGTCAGTTGTGCCGGTCATATATGTAAGTGGCACGGTCGCGAGTCGAGAAATCGCGTGGGCAAATTTACAATAGATGCCGGAAGGCGCGGCGGCCGTGCTAAGAACCCTTTTCTTGAAGGACTGCGCGCGGCTGGTGTCTATAAGAACAAACATATACCTGAAATATATCTGCAGTCCTCTATCGAGCAACGTTGGGCGTTGCTTCAGGGGCTTATGGATACAGACGGTACCTGCTCACGAGCAGGGCAGTGTACATTTACCCAAAAGGACAAGAGGCTCGCGGAGGGTGTTGCCGAGTTGGTCGCCAGCTTGGGCTTAAGAGTTACACTGATTGAGCGACCTGTAAATTGTAACGGGAAGCCGTGCGGGACTGCGTTTTTTGTGTCGTTTTTTACATCACGAGATCGGTCCTGTTTTAGACTGGCACGGAAGACGGTAAGGCTTAAAGTTAAGCTTGCGTCGCGGATGGCCGCAAAGAGTATCGTAAAAATCGAGCGGATACCTGTTGAACCTTCAAAGTGTATCGCAATAGATAGCGACGACCACTTATACCTTGCGGGGCATAGGTATACAGTGACTCACAACACCTCGTTCATTGCGGCTTTAGCTTGGGCATTGTCGCTGTGGTATAAAGACAGTGGCGCAAAATGCTATATAACAAGCGCGGCGCTTATGCAGTCCATGGAATCCTTTAACTTCATTCTGTACAATGTTGACCGCTTAGGCGAGAGGCAAGTCAGAGGGCAAAAAGGTGGCTCAGTCAGGGTGATTGACAACAACATGGAGCACTCCATGCGGTGTGAGATAGGCGGTGGGTCCTTCTTCATCCGTGCTCTGGCTGCTAACCCAGACGCACAGGACTCGCTGAACTGCAACATCGCACTGGTTGACGAAATACACGCATTTAGACAGCCGAAGCAGTACAACCTTTTCAAAGAGGCCATGAAAGCCTATACCAATAAGCTGATCATAGGCATCAGTACTGCCGGTGACAACGAGCAGGGCTTCCTCGGGCAGAGATTAAAGTACTGCCGAAAGGTCTTAGATGGCACTGTACAGGATGAGCAGTATTTTATATTCATAGCTTGCGCGGATGTGGATGAGAACGGGGACATTGACTATACAAATCCTGTCATCCATGAGATGGCTAACCCTGGCTATGGTGTGACTATCCGGCCGCAGGAGATCCTAAACGACAGCTTGCAGGCCATGAACGATCCACAGCAGCGGAAAGACTTCTTTGCGAAGTCGTTGAACCGCTTCACAAATGCCTTGAAGGCTTACTTTAACATCGACGAGTTTAGGCAGAGTGACAACAGCTATAACTGGTCACTCAATGACCTGCTAAAGTTAAAGATAAACTGGTATGGCGGCGCGGACTTGTCTAAGCTCCATGACCTTACGGCCGTGTGCTTAGCCGGCTTATACAACGGCGTGCTGATCCTGATTACACATGCGTTCTTCCCGGTGGTAATGGCCGCCAAGAAGGCAGATGAAGACGGTATTCCGTTGTATGGTTGGGCTGATGATGGATGGTTGACGATGTGTAACACCCCCACAGTCAATCCGGCCGATGTGGTCAATTGGTTTGTGGCCATGCGTCAAAGGGGCTTTAAAATAAAGCGCGTCGCACATGACAAGAAATTCGCCAGGGAATATTTTATAGGGATGCAAAAGGCCGGCTTCCATGTGGACGATGCCCCGCAGTATTTCTGGGCGAAGTCCGAAGGCTTCCGGTACATTGAGCGTGCGGCGAAGGAAAAACAACTTTACTACTTGCACTCTGAAGCCTATGAGTACTGTGTGGAAAATGTCAGGGCTGTCGAAAAGACAGACGACATGATCCAGTACGAAAAAGTGACTCCGGAGCAGAGGATAGACATTTTTGACGCGTCAGTTTTTGCCACAAGGGCGCTTTTGATCGATATTGAGAACTCACAAAAGGCTAAGGATTGGTGGGATGAGTAAGAAACGAAGTAAAAGAAGCAATGAAAGCATACAGTCCTCAATAGGCTTCCTGATCTCCGACGGGGACAGCATATGTGTCAGCGGATACACTCCGCTGGACCAGAACCCCGAGATAATGACGGCCTGCAGGAAGGTAGCAGAGCTGATCGGATCCATCACGATCCACTTAATGGCCAACACGGCACAGGGTGACGTAAGGATCGTAAATGAGCTGTCGAAGGCAATAGACATTGATCCCATGCCAAACATGACTCGTAAAGTGTGGATGGAAGCAATTGTGATGAACCTGTTGCTTTATGGCAATGGTAACTCAATTGTGCTACCGCATACATTTGACGGATATCTGCAGTCTTTGGAGCCCATAGCGGCGTCAAGGGTGTCGCTAATGCCAAAGGCCGGCAGTTATCGTGACTACCAGATCCTGATTGATGGCAGGGCTCGTGATCCAGCCAGTGTGCTCCATTTTGTTCATAACCCTGATAAGTACTACCTCTGGAAAGGGCGGGGCTTAAGCGTCTCACTTCGGGACATAGCCACGAACCTCAAACAGGCAGCAGCCACAGAAAAGGGCTTTATGGAAAGCAAGTGGAAGCCATCACTGATCGTGAAGGTTGACGCCATGACGGAAGAATTTAGCGGCAAGGAAGGCCGTCGGAAGCTTCGGGAAGATTACATCGAGACAGGTGAAGCAGGCGCTCCCTGGATTATTCCGGCCGAACAATTCCAAGTGCAGGAAGTGCGGCCACTGTCCTTAGCTGACCTTGCTATATCAGACGTGGTACAGCTTGATAAAAGGGCTGTGGCGTCAATAATCGGTGTACCGCCCTTTGTGCTGGGCGTTGGGGACTACAACGCCACGGCGTGGAACAGTTTCGTACAGAATACAGTGCGGCCGATCTGCTTAGGGATTGCTCAGGAGCTGACAAAAAAACTGATCATCAGCCCGAAGTGGTACTTCCGGTTTAATGTCTTGTCCCTTATGGACTGGGATCTTAGGACGGTGGCGGATGTGTTCGGGGCATTGTCTGACAGGGGCTTTGTCACAGGTAACGAGGTTAGAGACCGGATCGGCATGAGCCCGGCGGATGGTCTCGATGAATTTAGAATCTTGGAGAATTACATACCTTACGACATGAGCGGACAGCAGAAGAAGCTCATTAAGGAGGGCGAGAATGGCTGAAATTTTATGCAACAAGATCCCTTTCGAGGGCGGGATCCAGGCGGCGAGTGTAGAAAAAGACCTGGTCTTTAATGTCAACAGGGCAACCACTACGCCGTATGCCTACAATGGATCCTCCGGTCGATCGGTGACATATACATATAAAAAGATAAGTGTAAACGCGAGCGCTTGGACTTCTACTGTGGATTCAGACGGGTACTATACCAACTCGGTTTACATCGGACTGTTGAATAACAACCTGCCCGTGAATATCTATTTAGCAGGATCCACAAACAGCAATGTGCCAACGGATGCCGAGATAGCAGCGTATAGGCTGCTTTGCGTGGCGACTGTTGGAGCCAGCATTTTATTTAAGGCAAAAGTTAAGCCTACCACGACATTTTATGTCAATGTCGAGGGTATGTATATAGGGACGTGAGGTGGTTAAATGAATGGAAATATTATCCCTTATGAGGGGGGGGCAGAGTCGGAAACCATTTTAACTGACTCTGGTGGCAATCCTCTTATTGCTAAAAGGTATAATGGCTTTGTGGAACTCAAGGCTTGGAATCTGAGGAGTGTAGCTTTTAGTGGTTGGACTCTCCCTGAAAAATATAGACCACCGCAGAATGTAGACGGTGCGGGCTGGTTGTGGACCGTAAGCCCGGACCTTACCTATCCATGTCAGGTTAGAATAAATACAAACGGCTCTGTGAATATTTGGGGACGATCAAGTGACGGCTCCACGATTTCGGGGGACAACTACAGGGTCTTTTGCACTATTGTATATATGATTTAAGGAGGCTTATATGAAATATGCCATAATAACAGTAATCAACGGCAATTTTGCTGTGGCGTCTGAGCATGGCGACAATTTGCAGGACGCTATCGTAGCCTTCCATGACCGTTGCAAGATTTTGTGGAACGCTGAGGATGTGATCAGCGCCCAGGTGAAGCTTGTGGACGAGCACTTGGAAGTAGTGATGGGAAAGTCCGAAAACATCGGACACGAGGTCACGGAGGAATAAAGATGGAAACACGATATTTTAAGCTAAGTGAGATCGCTACACGATCCGATAGCAATGGTCCTGTTTTAGAGGGCTATTTTGCGAGATATGACGATGTGTACAGGGTTGCGGAAAATGCTACCGAGAGCATAGCACGCGGCGCTTTCACCGAGGCTATCAAAGGAGATGTGCGAGCTTTATATAATCACAATCATGACCTCTTATTGGGGCGTACAGCGGCCGGCACGCTTGAGCTCAGAGATACAGAGGTAGGGCTCTGGGGCGCTATTCAGATCAACCCCAGAGACACGCAGGCTATGGATGCTTACGAGCGGGTGCTCAGGGGTGACATAAGCGGTTGTTCTTTTGGTTTTGATATTCCCGCTGATGGCGAGGAGATGATCCTTAAGGATGACGGCTCAGTACATTGGATCATCCGAAAGGTGATGCCACTGTATGAAGTCAGCCCGTGTGTTTTCCCTGCTTACGAAGCAACAAGTATTTCCGCAAGGGCTAAAGCTCTCGAGGTCATTAGATCCAAGAGACTGTCAGCCTGGAAGGAAGAGATGAAAGGAAGGTTATCGAAATGGCATTAAGAGCATTATCCTTACGCCGTGAAATCGACCGTAAAACCAAGGAGCTGGAAGCTCTGAGGGCAAAGGATGCAGACTTTGAAAGCCGCAATGCTGAGCTTGAGAAGGCGATCGAAGAAGTCAACACGGACGAGGAGCAGGAGACAGTCAACGAGGCTGTGACAGCACTCGAGACAGAAAGAGAAGCTCACGAGGCCGCAAAGGCAGAGCTTGAGGACAAAGTCAGAGAGCTTGAAAAAGAGCTGAAGGCCGAAGAGGCTAAAAATGAAGCACCTGCCGTACCGGCAGAGGCTAACACTACCAGACAGGAGGATCTTAAAATGGAGACAAGAGAAATGAATCTTTCCCAGCTCCCACACGTAGAGAGGGCGGCGATCATGGAAAGAGACGACGTAAAGAGCTGGATCGGCGAGATCAGGGCTCACATAGCCGAGAAGAGGGAGCTCACAAATATCGGGCTTACAATCCCCGAGGTATTTCTGGGCTATTTGAGGGAGAACATCCTTCAGTACTCAAAGCTGTATAAGCATACCACTGTAAGGGCAATCAGTGGCACAGGCCGTGAGGTGATCATGGGCTCGATTCCGGAGGGTATCTGGATGGAGTGCTGTGGCACCCTTAACGAGCTTAGCCTTACTTTTAACGATGCCGAGGTGGATTGTTTTAAGGTTGGCGGATATTTCAAGGTCTGCAATGCAGTGCTTGAAGATAGTGACCTTAACCTTGCATCCGAACTGCTTACTGCAAGCGGTCAGGCAATCGGCTTTGCACTCGACAAGGCTATACTGTATGGCCGCAATGCTTCCGGCACCCAGAAGATGCCTATGGGTATCATGTCGAGGCTTGTGCAGACTGAAGCACCCAGCGGATACCCTGCAACGGCGCGTCAGTGGGTTGACCTGCATACATCCAACATCATCACTATTGATGATGCAGTAACCGGCATATCACTCTTTCAGCAGATCCTCATTGCATCCGGCGCCGCTAAGGGCAAGTATGCAAGAGGCCCTAAGACTTGGGTCATGAATGAAACCACTTACACCTACCTGAAGGCTCAGGCCATGAGCGTAAATGCAGCCGGTGCTATAGTCTCCGGGCTGGAGGGCTCCATGCCTGTTGTGGGCGGTGTGGTCGAAGTGCTCGACTTCATCCCTGACAATGTGATCATCGGCGGTTACTTCGAGCTCTATCTGCTGGCTGAGAGGGCAGGCACGAAGTTTGCACAGAGCGAGCACGCCTTCTTCGTTCAGGATCAGACGGCATTCAAGGGCACCGCAAGGTATGATGGACAGCCCGTCATAGCTGAGGGCTTCGTGGCAATCGGCCTCAATGATGTGACCCCGAGCGCCACAATGAGCTTTGCTCCCGACACTGTAAACCCTTAACGCCTCCCACAGTCACAGTTACCGCTGAAACCGGGGCACTGTGGGAGGTAAGCAACTCAGACATACAGGAGGACATCACCGTATCAGGGAGGTACATTAAAGGTACCTCCAAGTGGTTGAGTGGTGAAAATGCGATTACACACGTCTGGGGACCCGGTAATTTTATAGCGCTTAAGTTTAGCGACTTCGCCGAGACAGACACTGTAAAGGTTGGGATCATCCCGTCACAGGGTACCGACATGGTTGAGCTTGATAGCGATAAGAATGCACTCTTTAAGATAGCCGATAAGAACGCGCAGGTGATCAAGGTAGTTGTATCCAACAGCAAGACGTCAAAGACATTTGACTACTACCTGTCCTCACTTACGCTGGAAGCGGCAGAATAAGGAGGTTTGTATGATCGTATTAGGAGCTGAAAAGCTTAAAGTGACGGCTCCGGCAAGGGCAAAGGAACCGGTAACCCCGGTTCCGGCGTCTAAAGCCGAAAAAGCCGAAGATAAAACCACTACCACCACCAATAAGAAGAAGAAGAGGTGAAACCATGACAGACAGCGAGCTCTTAAGCATGCTTAAGGTTGACCTGGGCATATCAACAGCTGCATACGATGAGAGGCTTGCGCAGTATATCACCAGCGCAAAGGAACAGATCACCCGTGAGGGCGTGACGCTTGCGGACTCCGTAGACGATGCACAGCTTGTTGTCATGTATGCGGCTTGGACTTGGAGACGGCGAGACACTGGCGAAGGGATGCCGCGAATGCTTAGGTATGCCTTGAATAATCGTATCTTATCGGAGAAAATGAAAAATGGATGATGTGCTGTCTTTAATTTCATATGTCTACGAGAAAAACGCATACGGCGTCAGTGTCCCTGTGGAATCGTCAAAGGAGATCCTTTGTAAGGTCAACAGCATCACCCGTGTGGAGTTCTTTCAGGCAGGCCGGACGGGTCTTAATCCATCTTTTATGTTTACAGTCTTCGCCGGGGATTATGCCGGTGAGACTGTGATTGAGTATGCCGGGCAGAGGTACGCAGTGTACCGGACTTACAAGATCCCGGGAGAGGATTACATGGAACTCTATGTACAACAAGAGGGCGGTACGAATGGGCAAGGTCAAAGCTGACAATCTGGCGTCTGAGCTTAACAAGATCCTTGAATCTTATGGTGATAGCGTTACGGAAAACATGCAAGATGCCGTAAAAGCTGCTGCCAAAAAGGGAGCACAGGCGCTCAACTCTGAAGCTTCCACGAAGTTCGGAACGGTGAAGGCCCAGGATAAGAAATATGCGGGATCCTGGAAGGCTAAGACTGAATCAAAAGGCTATTACTCAACCGCTGTGATCTATTCAGATAAGCCGGGCTTGCCGCATTTACTTGAATATGGGCACGCTTTAAAAGGCGGCGGCCGAAGTGGTTTTGTTCCCGGGCGGGAACACATCAAACCCGTTGAGGACAAGCTTGTGGAGGAGTTCGAGCAGGCCATCCGGAAGGGAGCGGAACAATGACATATGCAGAAGTAAACACGCTGATCGGGAGCTTCGGGCTCCCTTACGAATATTTTCAATTTCCTGAGGGTACTGGTCAACAGTGCCCTTTTATATGTTTTTATTTCACCGGCAATGCAGATCTCGGAGCAGACAACACAAACTATTCACTCATCCGCAACTTGGTGATAGAACTCTATACGGACAATAAAGACTTTGACCTCGAAAAAAGGATTGAAGAGGCTTTGAACGCTGCAGGGTTTTATTATTCAAGCGCGGAAACCTATATCAGTTCCGAGAAGATGTATATGGTGACTTATTCAATGCAAGTAAACATTTTAGAGGAGGAATAATAAAAATGGCTAACAAGATTACTTACGGCCTTAGCAATGCCCATGTATGGCCTATCCTGTCCACCAGTGCGGCAGGCGTACCCACATACGGCAATGTGATCAATCTCCCTGGATCCACTGCACTCACTCTTGACGCTGAAGGATCATCTGATCCTTTTTACGCTGACGATGTGGTGTATTACCAGGGCACGGCCAATAATGGCTATACCGGATCCATCACGCTGGCTGATGTACCTCTTGCTTTTCTCACAGACATCATGGGCGAAGTAAGAGATAGCAATGGAGCTCTGATTGAAAATTCAGACGTGCAGCCCAAGGAGTTCGCTATCGCTTTTGAATTTAAAGGCGACGCAAGCAAGAGGCGCTTTTTGTTTTACCGTTGCAAGGCTACAAGGCCGAGCGTGGCATCCGCGACCAAAGAGGACAGCATAACGCCGAACACTTCGGAACTCAGCTTTAGCGCAATGCCGAGACTTGACAACAGCAATGTCAAGGCAAAAGCAGAGGAGACAGATACAGCCTATGCTGAGTGGTACGGTTCGGCACCTTATGAGCCCAACGTATCATACAGCTATGTGGCTGTTGAGGATCCCGGCGAGGCAAGCCCTATTCTTGAGGGCTGGTATGAGCTGTCTGGCACTACTTATGTGCTGTCAGAGGATGCCGAGGTTGACGAGACGAAGACTTACTATAAGCGTACAGCAGGATAAGCGGTTCTCCTTCCATCAGGGGTGGTGTAATGCCACCCCATTTTTTTATAGATAAGGTGGTAAAAGATGATCATAAAGATAGATTTTGACGGGAAAGAGGTGTTATTTAACACGTCTCTGGCCTGGGCAATTAAATATAAAAGCCAGTTCAAAAGGGACGCCTTGAAAGATCTGGCGCCAGTCTTTAATGGCGATATAGACGGTCTGGGACTCGATATAATCGCACAGATAGCATGGGCTTCGGCTGCTTTATGCGATCCCGGTATTGAACCGGATGTAATGCAGTGGGTGCTGTCGCTTGGTGATGGATTTAACTACCAGGACATCACAACGGACGTGATAGCTCCAATTATAGAGGCTTCGATCACCTCAAAAAAATCGAAAGCTCCGGCGACATTTCCGACCCGGAGCAGGCAGAAGAAATAAGCACTGACTTAGTGTTAGCGGCAGGGATAAGCCGAGGCTTAACCATTGATGCCGCAAACACTATGACCTTAGGAATGTGGGTTGACTACATTATTGAGTGGAACAACCTGCATGAGTCGAAGGATAAGAAAGACGATAAAGACGGTGATACCGTCAGAATGGCGACACAACGCGATTTTGATAAATTTATGTGAGGGCAGATATGGCTGGGAATATAAAAGGTATTACAATTGAAATCGGCGGCGATACTACAAAGCTGACAAGTGCCTTATCAAAGGCAGACAAGGCCATACGAGAGACCCAGAAAGGTCTGAAGGACGTTGAAAAGGCGCTGAAGCTTAACCCCGGCAATATCCAGGCGCTGACTGAAAAGCAGCAGCTCTTAAGGGATCGCGTCAAAGAGACTGAAGAAAAGCTTAAATCTTTAAAGGCCGCACAGGACAAGCTCACGTCTGAGGGCGTGGATAAAAACTCAGAGCAGTTCCGGGCGCTTCAGCGCGAGATCATGAAGACAGAAGCCGACCTGCAAGGCGCCGAGGGAGAGCTGAAGAATTTCGGATCAATTGGCGCTCAACAGATCGCCGCTGTTGGTGGCGTTGTCAAAGAAGTCGGCGGCAAGATCACGGCTGTAGGCGATGGACTGACTAAGCATGTCACAGCGCCTATCATGGCCGTTGCGGGGGCTTCGGTTGCGTCCTTTAAGGAAGTACACGACGGGCTCGAAGTTATTATCACTAAGACTGGCGCCACAGGCGACGCACTGGAAGAGATGGAAGGCATCATGAAAGACATGGCTTCCAACATCCCCACTGACTTCGAGACGGCCGCCAGCGCCATCGGCGAAGTGAATACACGCTTCGGACTGACAGGTGATGCCCTTCAGGAGCTTGCAACACAGTTTGTGCAATTTGCCGATCTTAACAACACTGATGTGTCAACAAGCGTTGATAAGGTACAAAAGGCCTTATCTGCCTTTGGCATGGACGCTGAAGATGCTGGGAAGGTGCTCGACATATTTAATGCCACCGGGCAAAAGACCGGTATCAGCGTCGATAAGATATCAACCGGCTTAGTTCAGAATGCAGCAGCCTTTCAGGAGATGGGGCTATCCCTTGAGCAGTCAGTTGACCTTATGGGACAGCTCGAAATGTCCGGCGCTGACAGCTCAGCAGTCCTTTCAGGTATGCGTAAGGCGCTTAAAAACGCCGCAAAAGAAGGCGTGCCGCTTAATGATGCGCTTGCTGATCTCCAGCAAACTATACTCAATGACACAACCGGAGTTGACGGTTTAACTGCTGCCTATGATCTTTTCGGCAAGTCCGGTGATGTTGTGTACAATGCGATAAAGACCGGCTCTATCGATTTTGCGAACCTTGGGAAAGCAGTAGAAGAGGCCGGCGGATCCGTGACGGACACTTTTAATGCCACCCTCACACCGATGGACGAATTTCAAACATCGATGAATGAGGTGAAGGTGCTGGGAGCTGAGATCGGGGCGGAGATCATGCCCATGCTTTCAACGGCGCTGCAGAGTGTAAAGGAAGTAGTAGGGCAGCTTACGGAAGCATGGCGGAATCTTTCACCTGAAGCTCAGAATGCCATTGTACAGGGTGGGCTTGTAGTGGCTGCTCTGGGTCCTGTCTTGTCTGTGATCGGACATATAGTGAGTGCCATTGGTACAATAATGACAGTAGCACCGCAGATCGTGGCAGCACTAAAGGCAGTAGCGGCGGTGATCACTGGTCCCGTGGCGGCGGCTATTGCTTTGGTTGTGGCGGCTATCGCCGTCTGGATAAAAAACTGGGATGCTATAAAACAGTGTGCAATTGAGATATCAAAGATTGTAAAAGAAAAGTGGGACGCTCTTTGTGAGGCTATCACAGCCAAGATGAAAGAGGCGGGGGAGTTCCTGAGAAAGACCTGGGACAATCTCAAGCAGGCTGTCAGCACTGCCGTTGACAGCATAAAAACATCTGTAAGTAATGGGTTCAATGCAGTAAAAACAGCCGTAACCAACACACTGAATAATGTTAAGAGCTTTATAAACACAACTCTTAACAACATTAAAACCGCCGTAAGCACTGCAGTTGATGCGGTTAAGACATTCTTCTCGAACGGCTTTAACGCAGTAAAAACCACGGTAAGCAATGTCCTGGACGCTGTAAAGACTACTGTAAGCTCAACCATGGACGGTGTAAAGAAGACCGTGAGCACTGCCATTGATGCGGTTAAGACAATCTTCTCAACCGGCTTTAATGCTGTAAAAACTGTAGTGAGTAGTGTGCTCAGTGCCGTCAAGTCGCTGATCTCCGGAGATATGACGAGTGCGAAAAACAGCATAAAAACCGCCATTGATGCAATCAAGGGATTTTTTGAGACCGGCTTTAATTCGGTCAAGACCGTTGTAGATACGGTCTTCAGCGGGATATTTGACACCATTAAAAGCAAGCTGGATGCCGCAAAAAAGTTTGTTGAGGATGTTATATCTAAGATTAAGAGTGCTTTCAACTTTGATTTAAAGCTGAACCTTAAGCTACCAAAGATCACCGTACAAGGCGGTGAAGCGCCTTGGGGCATTGGCGGTAAAGGTAAGCTTCCAAGCTTCCATGTGGACTGGTTCGACAAGGGCGGCATCTTCCGGAACCCGGCCATAATCGGAGTGGGTGAGAAGCGTCCGGAGTTTGTCGGCGCTCTGGATGACTTAAGGACGATGATCCGGGAAGAGAGTGGCGGCGGGTTAAACACTGAGCTGCTTGGTCAGATGGTAAGCCTCATGTCTGAAGTGTTGGCTCAGCAGAAAACGATCACCGTTAATCAGGTGATAAACGCACAAAACACGAGCTATGCAGCTCAACAGCGTGAAGCAGCATATGCGCTTAAGAGGATTGCGAGGGCGATATAATGCAGGATTATGAGCAGCTTGTTTATACCAACGCAAGAGGGGAGACGGTTATTTTTGGCATCGGCTCCCCTTTTTATGTAAATGTACAAAAGGATGTAAGTGGCATTTCTGACCTCACGAACACGATTTATTCAACCTCTTCCATGGGGCAGGACGGCAACACATACGTCGGCAACCGGATTGAGCCGAGGGAGATAGAGATCACCGGCAAGATATACGGTGAGGACAAGGCGGGACAGCTTGCGCTCAGGCGCGAGCTCCTCCGGATCCTTAACCCCACAATCCCCGGACGGCTCACCTATCAGTTTGGTGATTTTGTGAGATATATCGATGCTAAGGTGTTGGAGTCTCCAAGTTTCAGCCATCCGAAGCTTTTCGAGGCCTTCGACATCCGCTTTATGTGCCTTAATCCCTTCTGGTACGAAGACAGCAAAAGGGTAGACGGTGGCGAATGGATAGGTGCTTTTTCTTTCCCTTTTGAGATTGAGCAGAATAACTCATTAAGCATGCGGTTCGGCTACCAGTCCGATTCCAACGTGATTGTCGTTGAAAATGACGGAGATATGCCCTGTGGGATGCAGGTTGTGTTTGCCGCGCACGGTGGCGATGTGACAAATCCGGCGCTCCGCCGTGTGGGCACTGAGCAAAAGATGAAGATCCTCACGACTTACAGCCCCGGCGATACGATCACCATTGACACCGCCTATGGCAAAAAATCAGTAACATTGGAGCAGGCAGGAGTAAGCACCAACATCTTCCGGCTGTTTGATGTAAGTTCAAGCTTTTTGCAGGTCGAACCGGGAGAAAACAGGTTCCTGTTTGAAGCTGAAAGCGGGCTAAGCTATATGGAGTGCTACATCCTGTTCACTCCGCTGTATTTGGGAGTTTAACATGGATTTAAGAGTTTTCAAAAATGAACCGGGATCACCGCTCCTGCAGATCGGCGTCATTGATGAGCTTACAAGCCTGATCTGGACAGATAAATATTTTGGTGTTGGATCCGTACAGCTTCAAGCGCCTATGACGCCCAATAATATAAACCTGATAAAATGCGGCAATTTCTTGATCATGCACGACGGCGAACCGGCCGCTTACATCGGACCTGCAGAGGGCATCATGTATGACTTCGAATACAGACGGGGCATGGTGCTTACATATGTCCATTACATCAGGGACGCCGAAGGCCAGGAGCTTATTGAGGCATCCGGAAGCTCATTATCCAGCATTTTAAACCAGCGGCTTGTTGTGGATGTATCACATGTACATTCAGGGGACAGGATTTCTGAGCATATTTATAACCTCGTTAAATACAACATTGGCTTCGGCACTGACAACAGCCGCGCCTATTCGCCGCAGATCGACTTTATAAACACCTCACCTCTCGGAGGGACGAGCAACTACTCACCCGAACCGCTACGGCCTTTAGGCGATGCTGTCCGGGATCTCTGCATAGCCGCTAAGCTGGGCTATGACTTACTGGCTTGTGACGACCTACAGCACAGGATCTTTGCCCTGTGGTTGTATGAGGGGCAAGACCTGACTGTAAACAATACTGATGGCAATGACCCTGTAGTCTTTTCAATTGATTTTGACAACGTCTTAGAGCAGGAATTTGAGGACGACATAAGCAACATAGCCACTGTGGCATATGTGCAAGGTGCGGAAGACTCCGAAGGCGTGCGGGAAGTGGTCACAGTCAATCCCGCATCATCGCTCACTCGTGAGCACCGTTATGAATTGTTTGTAGACGGTTCAGATATACCTAGACAGGCAAATGACGTTGACATCCCCGTGGCGACATATCGGCAGTACTTAACCACAAAAGGACTGCAGGCACTGGCGCAAAACGTTGAAAATTTGACATTTAACAGCGCCATCAACTTAAACAGCAACCTGCAGTACAACGTAGATTTTAAGTTAGGCGACCGTGTCACCTGTCAGGATGCCCGGTGGGGCGTGACGATAAATGCCAGGATAACCGCACTCACTCACACATATGAGGGCGGATATGTAAGGCTTGAGGCTACATTTGGCGAGTCGGCTCCGACTCTTCTTGAAAAAATCAAAAAAGTGAGGTGATCACATGAACTTTTTCCCTTTCAACTCAGTAGGCGGTGACCGTGTGTATAAGGCCGAGGACTTTGCGTGGTACTTCGCCAATATGATCGGCAACGGTGTTTTTGCTAACCCTACAGACGCGCTGCAGGTGATAGCTGACAGTGGTTTTACCATTAAAGTAAAGCCCGGCGCCGGATGGATAAACGGGTATGCCTTCCGCAATGATGCAAACTATGCCTTAACTGTCACGCCTCCGGACGGCGTCAACAATCGAACTGATTTGGTTGTACTCCGCTGGGATCTCCCGAACCGTCAGATTATTCTTGACATTAAGACCGGATCCCCGAGTGAGCCAGCACTTACGAGGACAAACTCCATCTGGGAGCTCGGGCTTGCAAAGATTGCTGTATCAAGATCGGCATCCAGCATCACACAGGCAAACATCACGGACATGAGGGCGAACAGCGCTTATTGCAATTTTGTCACCGGAATCATTGACCAGATAGATTGGTCAGACCTTACCACACAGCTTGACGCTTATATTGAGGATTTCAACGACTATTTGATTGAATACAAGGACGCGCTGACACTTTATATTCAGTCTCTGCATGATATTCTGGACACTGAAACGGCATCCCACCTGCTTAACCTGATCAATGGGAAGGTAAGTAAAACAGGCGACACCATGACCGGCAACCTCTCCACCACCGGCACCCTCACCGGCGCTGATGTGATCGCAGATGATAAGCACCTTCCGGATTCACTGACGGTGTATGTTGGCAAGGTCTCGAGCTTCAGCGGGACAACACTTAATGTGCTGTGTCCTGATTACAACGCCAACAAGCTCCGCAACTTTGAGGACGGTGTGGCGTTCCTGATCGACTTCGGAGCTTATGACAGCAGCTATACGCAGGTAGCCTTTACACATATCCAGTTTAATGGTGATTCGAGCACGAAGTTCCCTTTTGTCAGGTATACCAATGACACATCCGCCATTGCTTCGCCGTATTTATGGTATGGCGTGCGCACGATTGGAGGAGTTGACAAGCTTGTCCCCATTAACTTCGATTACTCCCCGATATTGAAAGAGGTAGTCTCCTTTGCTGTGAGTGATTGGTCATCTACTACGTACGGCGGTTATTATACAGCAACAAAAACGTTATCAAATAAATACGCCCTTTATGACGGCACGCTTCAGGCCGAAGGCGGGATCCAGGTGAGGCTTACGGGGCAGACTATTGATACAGTTCCCCAATCTGCAATCATAGCAGCATATGGCCTTGTAAATCATTTTAGAATCGTCGAGCCGTCTACGGTAGACGGCGCTCAGACGTTAAAGGCCTATGCCAAGACTAAGCCTTCGGATCCATTTTATGTGACCGTCTCCGGTCCCAAGCTGAACGCTTAAGGAGGTGGGGCGGATGGAATCAATTATTGTTGCAATGATCACAGGAGGGCTTGCGTTGGTAGGCGTGATTATCACCAATATCAGCGCAAACAAGAGTATTGAGCAGAAACTTGTGACCGCTCAGGCGGTAACGGATACGAAAATTGAAAACCTCACGGAAGAGGTGAGAAAACACAACACCTTTGCTGACCGGATCACAGCTCTTGAAGTGAAGGTTGATGCACTTGAAAGGAGGGCGCAATGAGTAACCGTGTGTATGATGTGTTGAAATTTGTTGCGCAAATTTTTCTCCCGGCATTAGGCACGCTGTATTTTGCCCTGGCTAAAATTTGGGGCTTGCCTTACGCTGCCGAGATCGTTGGCACCATTACCGCCATTGACACTTTTCTTGGAGCTTTGCTTGGAATATCCTCAGCCCAGTATAAAGCAAAGCTCCCAGAGTGAGCACCTTCAGCCCGCTATGTGATGCTTTAGTTGACTTTGGATTAAACAAAAGCAATTCGAGGACGGAAATAGTCACTAAAATAACAATCCATCACATGGCGGGAGTAAGCAGCGGGGAAGCCTGTGCAAGGGCTCACCGATCCGGATCCCGGGACGCTTCAGCAAATTATTACATTGGCAACTCCGGTGATATCTGCGGCGGGGTCTCTGAAGACAGAAGGGCATGGACATCCTCCAGCGCATGGAATGACCAGAGGGCTATCACAATAGAGGTAAGCAATAGCAAAGCAAGTGCTCCATGGCCGGTGAGTGATGCGGCCTATCAGTCACTTATAAGGCTGTGCGTGGATATATGCCGGAGGTACAACATTACGCCACATTACTCAGGTAGTAAAGACGACAGCCTTACAGTCCACCGGATGTATGCCGCCACTGCTTGCCCGGGTGATACGATCATGGAGTGGCTTAAGTCGGGGCGGATCGAGCGGGACATTCTGGCGGGGTTGGGTATGGCGGCGGAGCCTGTCATAGATAAGCCGACAGATCCACGAGAGGCCTATATCTGGCGATACCTCTTTGACAAGATCGGAAACGCTTACGGCGTGGCGGGGCTGATGGGCAACCTTTATGCAGAGTCAGGGCTTAGGCCTGACAACCTCCAGAATAGCTACGAAAAGAGGCTTGGCATGACCGATCAGGAGTATACAGCAAAGGTCAACAGCGGAGAATACAGCAAGAAACAGTTCATATCAGATAAGGCCGGTTATGGGCTGGCTCAGTGGACTTATTGGAGCCGGAAGGAAGACCTGTATAACTTTCGAGGTGAGCGGTCTATTGATTGTCTTGAGATGCAGCTTGACTTCCTCTTGGAAGAGCTCAACAGCGCCTATACGCATGTATACAGGGCGCTAAAGGCGGCCGGAAGCGTCTACGAAGCATCCACGGCTGTGCTTACGCAGTATGAGCGCCCTGCGGATCAGAGCGAGCATATGCGGCTTAAAAGGGCGGCATATGGCCAGATGTATTATGATCGTTACGCGGGGGATGCCGGGAGCCACAAGGCCGGTTATCTGGTAAGAGTGACGGCCGGTGTGCTGAATGTCCGGAAGGGTCCGGGCACAAGCTTCGAAGTGACCACCACTGTGCACAAGGGCGAGGTTTACACGATTGTCCAGATCGTAGGAGAGTGGGGACAGCTTAAGAGTGGCGCCGGATGGATAAATTTAAAATATACCGAAAAGGTGTAAGATCGATGGGGGTAGCGAAAAGCTACCCCTTTTTTTTATATTTTTTTTTGAAAAGTGCTTGACATAGGTGCAAACCTATGTTATATTATATACAGATCAAAGGAAACAACCTAAGACAAAAGGAGGACAAAGAGATGTATAAGGATAACAGATATATCAATGCGGGCCAGAACGAGTTCTATCGCTGGGGACACAAGGCAGTCGAGAAGCTTCAGCAGTATCTTGAGCCCAATGAAAACGGCTTTTACGCCATCCCCGTAGACGGTGGCAAGTATTACACCATCGGCACCAGCAACGGCAAGTATGGCGAATTTGCAAAGTATGGCGATACCTTCCTGAGTGTAAATAAGGCCGGCAATATGTGGGCAAAGGTTGGAACCGATAAGGCCGAGAAGTTTGTAGAGATGATTAATGGCATGATAAAAGCCATGATAGAAAAGCACAACAAAACAGCGGAAGAAGAAGAGGATGAGGTATAAAAAGATGACAGCAAGAGAGATTAAGGAGGGAAAAGCCATGAAGTACATTTTTATAGACGAAAAGGATAACGATTTTTACACACTTGAAAGTGATGATGCGCTGGAGCTCATCGCAAAAGCTAAAGAAGAGTGGCAGCATCTGAGCAGCCACGATAAGAAGCAGAGAACGACCTTTGAGGTCAGGGAGTCCGTAAATCCGGACGAGGAAGCCCCGGATCACTTCGACGGCAACCCTGTATGGAGCGCACTCGAGGAAGCATAAAAGGAGGAGAGAACAATGACAAAAGCGGATTTTTTAAACAGCATGAGGGAATACGCAGGGACACTGATAGGGAGCGATCTGGACGATGAAGAGCTGGCTTCCTGGATCCGGAAAGAAGCAGACGAAAAGGATGAGGAGTTGACCGACACCCAGATAGATTGGATCGTCGAGATGGTCAGAGAGATAGAAATGGAGGAGACATGAATAAGCAGTCGGAGATCCAGCGAAAGTATGACAGCAGCAACACCCGGAGGTTCGGCTTAAAGCTGAACCTCCAGACCGATAAAGAGGTCATCGAGAAACTGGAGGCAGTCCCCAGCATCCAGGGATACATAAAAGACCTAATCAAGAGGGACCTTAAATCAAGTAAATAGTCCAAGTAGGGTATAGCAAGCCGCTATACCCTTATTTTATTGACCTGTCGTGTTGCATGCTTATTTTATGCGGCTTGTAGGATGCAGTAAATATAAGGCTTTGCGGGCGTTTTCGTGTTGCATTTCGTGTTGCATTTTGTTCTACATGGGTGTAAAATTGTCTATCAGCGGAGAAAAAACTTTAAGTATTTATAGTTATTTTTATCAGTAAACATAAGGGTTTGACGATATCCCGCGTAAAATCTGAACTTTATCATTTTTGCCCTGTTCGGGTTCGATCCCCCTTGGCTCCATGCTTGAAAACCGCATAAATAAAGGATTTCGCAAAAGCCGTGTTGCATTTCGTGTTGCATTTTTACAACAGGCTTTTGCTGAAATAATTGTTCGCCTTGTCATTGTATTTTTTACTCTGGTCGGTCAAGGTGTTGCGGTAAATTGACTGCAAGGTACCATCTGTTTTCCAGCCACCCCGCTCCATTATATACTGATCAGGGACGCCAATGGCATGAAGGATTGACGCGGCGTAATGCCGGAGGTCATGGAAGCGACATTTCAGCCCCAGGCGTGTGCGGAGCTTAATAAACTGCCTTGAGATCGTATCCGGCACGATCGGCACCACATAGTCGTCCTTAGCACCCGTTCCGAGTGCTTCCAGGACGGCAGCAGGAAGCGGGATGACACGGACAGAGCTGCTTGTCTTCGGGGTAGGTTTGTATATCCACTCCTTGTCCCCATTGACGATCATGTCAGCGTGGACATATATGGTGCCGGCATCACGATCAACGTCGGAATACTTCAATGCGGAAATTTCGCCTCGTCGAAGTGTTCCAACTGCCGCCAGAAGGATGGCGCGTTTTAAGTACCCATCTGACTCGGCCAACAGCGCCTTTACATCGTCCGAGGTGGGTACATGATACTCCACAGGTGGGCGGGGAGGCGTTACCACCTTGAAATTGCGTTCAGATTGCCCGCCTACGGCGCTTAAGACAAGCGATAGTATATTCCTACAGGTCTTTACCGATAGGCGTGTGGTGAGGCTGTTAAGCCACTCCTGCAAGGTCTTGTTGGTCAGCTTATCCACAAGGACACTGCCAAGGCCCTCCAGGTACTTCAGCGACCGCCTGTAGCCGATGATGGTTGACGGGGACAGGACGGGAGATTTAAGGTCGATGTACGCCTCTACAGCCTCCAGGACTGTGAGGTCTGACCGCTTGTATCTCGACTTGTCATTGATGAATTTACTGGCGGCCATTTCTGCAGCCGCCTTTGTGGGTCCCGTGAAAGACCGGTAGCGCCTCACGGATTTACCGGCCAACATTTCATTGTGTGAGTATACCAGGCATCTCCACGAGCCTGATTTTAGCTTTTTTGCTTTTGGCATTTGTTGGACTCCTTTTCTTTGTTGTTGTACATACGGTTTTTTCCACCTAAACACCTACGGGGGAGGGGGGCTTTCTCTTTTTTCCATGATGTACGACACGACTGTAGTCGTACATTATGAGGAAGAAAGATAGTTGTTGTTTAGTTGTTGTAAACATTATCTATATAAGTGGTGACAACAACAACTAAACCCCTAAAAATCGTACATATGTTCTAATATTTTACACCCCATGAGCGGCCGCTTCGATAGCCTGAACATCACTCTTGAGAAAATCTTTATCATCTATGTGCGTGAGTGCGTGGCGGTATGCCTCCATTTGCCTCTCGTGAGTGAGGCGCCGGTTAATGTAGACGGTATACCCGCCAGCGCAGGGCGTGACCGCCTCCCGGATCGTCGGGGGAAGCTCCACGACATAGACATATATGTCCTCGTGCATATGGTCACCTCCTTAGCCTGCGGGGTTAGTGGCCTTCAGACGTCGGAGCAGATCCGCAGCCATCCGAAGGTCTTCCGGCCGGCTGTCTCTGGCTGCATCGAAAAGCACCCGCATGTCATCATTGTTAAATATCTCCTGAGCAGCTTCGGCTGTCTCAGAAGATGAGTAGTAAGCTTTGTCTTCGGTCTCCCGCACTGGGGACGGTTTCATATTGACGTCATAGCCCATGATCCACGCGGGATCCACATCGTAAGCTCTGGCAATTTTGTCTATTTGATCCTGTCTCGGCAACCTTCTCCCACTCATGTAGTTGCAGACAGCCTGTTTTGTGATCCCCGTCTTTCGGGAAAACTCCGTAGCTGTGATGTGGTAATATTCGAGCAAATATTTTATTCGTTCTTGTGACGATGACACTCTCATGGCAGCCTCCTTTCTTGACTGACGCTTGTCTAAAGCTTGTTTAAAGCTTGACTATTTTGTTTCCTGTTTTTTTCTTATTGTAACACAAATTTTTCTAAATGTGAAATATTTTTGTTGACAAGAATAAACAGAGCGTGTATTATGTAAAAGTACACAGAAAGTGTACGAGCGCAAAAGGAAGGAGGTGATTAAAAGAAATGTTTGAAACATCAAAATTGAGGGGTCGAATAATTGAGGTGTTCGGCAGTCAGAATGCTTTTGCCGAGCATGTAGGGAACTCCGTTTCCTACGTTTCGCAGTATCTAACAGGAAAGGCTTACCTGGATCAGAGGGCGATAGACTCCTGGGGAAAAGCCTTGAAAATTGTCCCGGACGAATACGGGGTTTATTTTTTTACCCCTCGAGTTGACAGAAAGTGTACTACAAAGGAGGATTGAAAAATGGGAAAAGAAATTAAGAAGGTATCATTTGCCCAGTGGTTAGAGGACACATATGGCCTCTCCTGGGGCTATGTGGATAACAACTACTCGGGGGAACAGTATGAAGAACTCTGGAACGAGTACCAGAGCGAGATCAATCCCGAATAAAAACCCCGCTACCAGGGAGATGATAGCGGGATCGAGGTGATTTGCAGTGTATGGGAACTGCAAGATGACCTCTTAAGTATATCACAGGAGGTGGTAAATGACAACTGAGAAAGTGATCCGGCATGGGATGCTGGATGCCGGGATAGCCTCCATGAGAGAGCTGTCAGAGAGGACAGGGATACCAACATCGACACTTTTTAAACGGATGAAGGACCCGGGCGGGATGACACTTAGGGAGCTCGGGCAGATCCGGAGGGCAATAAATATAAACGACACACTGCTTTTCGAGGCAGTAGAAGGAGGGATGAGATGACAATAAAGGCGTATGTGACTCTTTGGGATAAAGAGATCAGCATCACCAGAGAGGCAGATGAGCCGACACAGGAGCTCCTGGAAGAGATGACACAGGAGCTTTTCAGCGCAGTTTGTGAATATTTCAGATTTGCGGCGGTTCCGGAACTTAAGAAGAATGAGGAGAACCTCCCGTACATCTGGGTGGAAGACAGCGACAATGCTGACGCTGATGATATCCACTTTACCAAGGAGGTGGCTTAAATGGAGTGGGTACCTATCGATAAGCGCCGGCCGGATCCGGACAAGGACGGTAAGACAGTCCTGCTGACAAGGGAGACGGCAGCAGGAGCGAGGATCGTGGTGGAAGACTCGATCTATTGGGACAAAGACAAGCTCCTCCGCTTCGGGTCCGGCAACAGTTGGCGGGGAGTAGTTGCTTGGATGCCATACCCTCAGGCCTACGAGAACGGGAAGAAGCTCCAAAAGGAAGAAGAGGAATATAACAGCATTTGCCGGTACCACGTTATGACGAGGGACGGCGGTAAGACTACACATGGTTGTGATATAGGCTATCCCGTAGAGCAATGCACTACGGCTTGTCCATACGCCACCAATGGCGGCGCTGGTAAATCAAAGGTCTATGTCCGGGTGATACGGAGGAGGAAGGACACATGATGATATACATTCCTCCGGTGATGATTGACTATCCGGATCCGCAACTGGTGGCAGAGGAGACACCGCTCCAAACAATGCGGTGCACCTGTTACCTGCCGACAGGCAATCCCTGTTATGACGGGACGCCCACCCACAATGGCGTGATAAGCTCCAATGTTGAGCATGTGGGAATGACAGCCATCCTCTACACCATGGATGGCGACTATATCGGAATATTTGAGTGTCACGACATAGGCGGGAACGTAATGCTTCGGAATGGGACGGGGATTGATGTATATCGGGACACGATGCAGGATGCCTGGGACTGGGTCGCCACATATGGGGACTATGTACAGGTCAGATGGATAAGCCCGGAAGGGTAGGAGGTGATTAAATGCAGATGATAATGGACCATCCGAGGACAAAAAGACGCCGGAGACGGCGGAGGGTAAGGACGGCATATACCAAGGTGTGGGGATGCCTGATCTGCCTGGCGGCGCTGTTAGCGCAGGCGCTTGTGGGTCAGGTGGAGCTTTTCGGGGTGACGATCTCCACACTGTTTATCGGGGTAACGCTGATCTTATATCCCAAAGATGTTTTCAGATTGGAGGAATAAGCATGATGACAAGATTTGAAGAGGTTTCGGACGAGGTCAATAAAGACCGGATCACCTATGAGACAACGCAGGAATGTTGCATCGAGTGGGTTAAAGGTGACAAGACGGCAACAGTCACATTCCCTGGAAGCAATCGTTACAACAGCAAGATCCGGAAGCTTGCGGAGGAGCACCCGGAGGATGTGCAAATCAGGCATGACAACCAAGATGGTTCCTTGGTCGCGACACTGCCGGTTAAGTACGTCAAAATAAGTCGGCCGGCAACCAAAGAGATGACTGAGGAGCAGAAACAGGCAGTCGCGGAACGTATGCGCGAGATTAGGGCTAAACTTAGATAAAATAACTGTATTGAGAGGTCAAAAACGCACGAAAAAGCATTAAGGGTAGAAATATACCACCCTTACAAAAAAACGACGAAATTGAGGTGATTATTATGGCAACAACACTATATGAATTAACGGAGGAATACTGCCGCCTCATGGAGATGGCAGAGGATCCGGACATTGAGGAGGATGTCCTCAAGGATACCATGGACGCCCTGCAGGGCGATCTGGAACACAAGGCGGAGTCTTACGCCTGTGTGATAGCAAATCTTAAAGTGAAGCTGGGAGCGTTGGAAGGCGAAATGGAGGCTATTAAGAAGGAGCATGACAGGCTTAAGGCCTTCCACGATTCTATTGAAGGGAATATAGACCGGATGAAAGAGTCCCTGATCGGATCCATGAGGGCGACGAACAACCAGAAGCTTAAGACAAACCGCTTTACTCTGTGGATCCAGCAGACCACACCGGCAGTCATCATCGATGACAAGGAGGCCATATCAAGCAAGTACATGGTACCTCAAGACCCGAAAGTGGATAAGACCGCTATAGGCAAGGACCTGAAGGCCGGTGTAAAGATTCCCTGGGCTCATCTTGAGAGCCACGACAGCTTAAGAATCAAATAGGGAGGTGACGAGATGATAAAAATCATATGTGACCGGTGCGGGAAAGAGGTCACGGAGTCAATAGGACTGCTGATGTCTCCGGCATTTTGCGAGGAGTTAAGCATTGAGAAGCTCGACTTTTGTAAAGACTGTGCGGCAAAAGTTGACAAGGAAGTATACAGCCTTTACTCGGGGGTAAAAGAGCTGGGAGAAGTTCCGGAGCCTAAGAGGATCAGGAAGGGCAATGAGCATCCCAAGCCGAAGGGAGCGAGTGCTCCCGGATACAGAGAGGACATAGACAACGACAAAATCAGGGAGCTCAGGGCGAATGGCTTTAGCTTGAAGGCCATAGCCGCCACCTTCGGTTGCTCCGCCCAGACAATCGCCAACAGGCTGCAGGACATGGAGGACGAGGCGAGACAGGCGGCGACGATATGAAGCGTGACTCGCCGCCCGGATCGGAAGACTTCGCCGCCTTCAATGACTTCTTCAGGATCTTCCAGAAGGTTGGGACTCCGGAAGACAATGAACAGTACTGGAAGGCGGTCATGAAGCAGGTGGCGGCTTATAGGAACAAGCATGATACCCGCCTCGGCCATGCCCTCAGCAACGCCCTGTTGGAGATGCTGATGGATACGGAAGAGACGACGACCTATTGCAGGTGGGCTACCCTGATCGCTGTGGTAGCGGTCAACAATCCCACCATTGCAGCGCATTTTATAAGCCAGGCAAAAGCCCTGGAGAAAAGGAGAATAAATTGAACATTACAACAGGCAAGAAAAAAGAGCCTCTGAAGTGCGTGTTTTATGCACCGGAAGGCTTTGGCAAAAGCACTTTTGCCAGCAAATGGCCGGATCCGCTTTACATCGACACGGAGGGCAGCACAAGCCAGCTTGATGTTAGGCGGTTTGGGGATGACATGACAAAGTGGGACAACATTCTGGGCGCAGTGGATTACGTTATAGCCAACCCCACGATATGTAAAACGCTTGTCATTGATACGATTGACTGGGCCGAAAGAGCGATTATCAGCAAACTCAACAAGGAATACTGCACCGCCAACGTCCTCACCATGGATTACGGCAATGGGTCCTTGTTAGTGGTAACCGAGTTTGAGAAGCTGATCTACAAGCTCGATGCTGTACTGGCCAAGGGGATCAATGTGCTCCTTCTGGCTCATGCGTCCATACGTAAACAGGAGCTTCCCGAGGAGATGGGTGCCTTTGACCATTGGGAGCTTAAGCTTCAGTCTAAGCAGGTCAAAGCGCTTGTCAAAGAATGGCCGAGGATGCTGCTCTTTGGCAACTATAAGACCTATGTCGTGGAGGATGGCAAGACCAAGTCGAAGAAATCCCAGGGCGGTAAGCGTGTCCTTTACACCCAGCATCATAGTTGCTGGGACGCAAAGAACAGCTATGACTTGCCTGAGGTGATGGACTTTGATTTCAAAAAGATCGCCTATCTGTTTTCTTCAGAATCAGCAGAAAAAACAACATTAAGTGCCGAAAACCGCGAAAAAACTGCAAAAACTGATGTTAAACCCGAAAAAAAGGAAATTAAGGAAGAACCGAAACCGGAAGTCCCTTGGGAATACGAGACCGAAGAGCCGGAAGTGAACTCGATCGAGAAGAAGCTCAGGGAGTTCATGGCACTGGCTCACTTCACGGAAGATGAGATCATTGTCACCTTCCATGAGAAGAAAAAGTTTGAGAACGCAAACAAATTGTCTGAGATAACAGACTGGGGATTCATCGAGAAGTCAGTACTCGGCAACTGGGCAAGCTTTTCCAAGGCCGTACAAAAATACGGCGTAGAGACACCATTCATAGAGCACTGGGAAGATAGGAAAGGAGGAAAAGAAGATGGCGGAAATCAGTGAGCTTACAGCCTTTTACGACGGTCTCGAGATCTTAATACACGAGATCGCAAAGAGCCACAAGGAAGGGCTTGAGGGTGACATGGATGATCCTGAGGACAGGGAGAAGGCCATAAGCTATATCCAGAGTTTTGAGGAAAAGACTATAGACAGGTTAAAGTCTTACATAAGAGCTTATAGAGATTTTAAATAAAAGGAGGCTAAAGAAATGAACGAGAATGAAGTTTTTGACTGGGAGCAGGAGATCGAGGACGACGGGGAAGACCGGGAGTTTATCACACTTGAGCCGGGGAAGTATGATTTTACGATAGCCAGTTTTGAGCGTGGCAATCACGAGGCCAAGCCCGGAGGAAAGGCGCCGACATGTAAAAAGGCAGTTATTAAGATTAAGATTGCCACTGATGAGGGCGATTGCTATATCACTGAAAACTTCCTGCTTTATAAGAAAATGGAGTGGAAAATATCGCAGTTTTTCCGCTGCCTCGGGCTTAAGAAGAGAGGTGAGAAGGCAACCACCTCCTGGGATAAGGTTGTGGGATGCACAGGTAAGTGCGAGATCACCAAGGACAAGGGTAAGGAAGAGGGTGTTTTCTTCAATCATGTAAAAAAGTGGCTGGATCCGGAAGAGACGGAGGAGGCTGAAGAATGGAGTTGAGGCACTACCAAAAAGAAAGCGTTGATGCTGTACAGCATGAGTGGGCGATAGGCCACAACAGGACGCTTCTGGTAGTGCCGACAGGTGGCGGAAAGACGATCATCTTCTCGGAGCTGGCAAAGAGGGAATCGGAGCATGGGCGGGTGTTAATCCTCGCCCATCGTGACGAGCTGATCCGGCAAGCGGCAGATAAGCTGTACAAGTCAACGGGGCTTTTCTGCGGCGTTGAGAAAGGCATAGAGAGCACCGGCAACATGTTCGACATAACAGTTGGCTCAGTTCAGACCTTAATGAGAGACAACCGCCTGCAGCGCTTTGCCCCGGACTACTTCGATGTGATCATTGTGGACGAAGCGCACCACTGCTTAGCTGACAGCTACAGAAAAATACTGGACTATTTTAAAACAGCGCGGCTGTTGGGGGTAACAGCCACGCCGGATAGAGGGGATAAAAAGACGCTTGCGGAGATCTTCGACTCCATCGCTTATGAGTATAGTTTGTCACAAGCAATCAAAGATGGCTACCTCGTTTCTCCAAAAGCTGAGATGATCCCGCTTAAAATTGACCTGTCAAAGGTCAAGACGTCTATGGGCGACTATACTGACAGCTCCCTTGGCGATGCGCTCGGACCGTACCTTGAAAAGATAGCAGATGAGATGGTGAGCAGATGCATGAATCGAAAGACGGTCGTCTTTCTTCCGCTTATCGCGACTTCCCAGGCATTCTGTGAGATGCTGAAAAGACGCGGCTTTCGGGCATCGGAAGTCAACGGAATGAGCAAGGATAGGAAGGAAAAGCTGAAAGGCTTTGAGGATGGCACCTATAACTGCCTCTGCAACTCCATGCTGCTCTGTTTGGATACTGAGACCGAAATCCTCACATCGAGGGGATTTTTAGGGATGAACGACCTGACAATGGACGACGAGGTGGCTAACTGGAATTTTGACGGCACTGTTTTCTTTGAAAAGCCCAAAGACATAGTCGTCAGAGATTTAGAACCGACAGAGCACATGGTGTCTGTTGCCACCGGCCGTCATAACTTCCGGGTAACAAACACACACAGGATGATCGTTGGATGCGGTATCGGGCACAGGGACTGGAAGAAAAAAGCCGCTGATAAGCTGAACCGCAGAGATGTTCTGCCGGCTTGTGGGGTTGCTGAACCTATGCAGATGCAGGTCCAGCAGGAAGACAGAAGCCACACGAAACACGCCATAAGCAACTGCGTTTATCACTTGACGCAAAAAGGATGGGACCGTGAAGAAGCAAGGAAAGAAGCAGAAAGAAGAGCAGAGCATGATGCGACTTTAAGATACAAAAATCCCGAGGAGCTAACCACAGATGAATGCAAATTTATAGGCTTCTGGATTGCTGATGGAACAAGGACAAATTTACAGTCCGGTGGTGTTGAATACTCACTTGCACAGTCTGAAAGATACGGAAATATATGTAAATGGGTTGATGAAGTAGTTGAAAGTTGTGGATTTGATTGCATCAAAAGGAGGATAAAGCCGGACAAAAAAAGCAATTTCCACTCACTCAAATGGAGCTTACCAAGAGGAACCGGGAAAGGATGCCAACAGAAAAATGGTGTTTATCCCATAGAACCTTATCTGAATAAAGACGGAGTATGCTATTTCTGGGGATTTAACGAAAGACAGTTTGATGCTTTACTTGAGGGCTTCTGGTATGGTGACGGCTTTCACGGGGATGCTCAGGACGGAATGCCTCCGAACATAACCATGACGAACACAAACCGCGGACTTTTAGAGCTTTTCTGTGCCATCGGCGCGGTAAGAGGATGGAAATGCAGCATATCTTTCATAAAGATGAAAAATGAAAAACACAGAGATCAGTACCGCTTGAACATGGCAAAGCACGGGAAAATCGTCTTATCCGAGAAAACACAGATAAATCACGAAGCATTTTCTCCTGAAAATGTGTGGTGCGTAAGAACTACCAGCAAGAACATTATCACGCGGAGACACGGGCGTGTCACCGTAATGGGCAACACGGAAGGCTGGGACTGCCCCTCTGCAGACTGCATCGTGGTGCTCCGCCCTACCAAGATCCGCGCTCTCTACTCCCAGATGGTGGGGAGAGTGCTCAGGCTCTCTCCCGAGACAGGGAAGAAGGATGCGC